CGGAATCAATAAAGTATACATCAGGAAACTGTGTCGTCAGCATCGTCTTGCCGACACCCGCTCCACCATACAAAAGCATCGTCGGATGCCGCTGCTTAATAACCGTCGCCGCCGTCCCCAACAGCTTAGTTCGCCGCTTCGTTACGATCCCGTCTGGCATTTTTATTTCCTCTGAACTGATCAACGAGACGACGAATCAGATCCGACACGGTGATCCCGAGCCGCGCCGCCTCAGTTTGCAAAAAGCTTAATTGTGGTTCGGTAAAGACAACCGAACGTCGTGGTTTTGTGTCTTTCATGGAGTGCATTCTTGCACCCCTTTCGGTCACCACGTCAAGGGTAGATTTCAATCTCGATTCGCACCCGCACCACCTTTGGCACGAACATGCCATGCGGCTCGACTCGCGCGTCTGGCCGTCGCCTGATCCAGCCATGCTGTTCCACACACCAGGCTCGCGCCTCACGCCGCGTGGCGAACAGTCGGGTGCCGGTGGTGCCGTTCGGCGCGCCCTCCAACCACGAGCGGTCGCCGTCCAAAAGGTTCGCCGAACGGTGCAGGATCGCCCACGCGAACGTGGCGCGGCCTACAACGGCAACCGCCATTGCAGCCCCTTCACCTTTGGACGACGCCACTCCTTGCCGACATAGCGCGGTGGGGCCTGTGGCCTGACGCCGGTCATGCCTGGTAAAAGCCAGAGCGCCACCATGACATCCGAACGCTCCACGGGACGCACGGCCAACTCAGAAACATTGCCGTCATTGCTGATCACGCCGACATGCTCCAGCAGATCCAGCGTCGCCTTGATCCAGTTGTCCGAGTCACGTTTCGATATCGGAACCTCGATGACACAGTTAAACCGGCACGCCACGATGGGCATGCCGACCATCTGCATCTTGATCTCCCAACCCGCTTCGTTGATCCACTTCACATAGTCGGGGCTACGCACCCGCGCCCGCCCGTTTCCTCTGATCCAGAGCGCGTTCGTGCTGGGGCCACGTTTCATCGTGATCACCCGGTCGGGCGGCGCGCTGCTCCAGTGAGGTCCGCTCACCGGGTTCCGCCGCCCGACTGATGGAACCCATCAACGGCAACGCCAGCCGAGCATAGCCTCACCGCGTGCGTCCTCCCAACATGGTGAAGCCACCCTTGCCCAGCCGTGGCCGATCCGGTGCCGGCATCGGCTTCGCTGGCCGCGAGGGCGACGGTGGCGGCGGATTGCGATTCCACCGCCCCGCTTGCCACAGCACCTCATGCTCACTGGGATACCAGCCCAGCACCGCCCGCATCCTACCCCTGATCGCTCCGATGTATGTGTTCGCCAGCACCAGCCGGTCGAGCAACTCCAGCGCCGCCGGATGCCACGCCCGTTCCTTTTGGCTTTCCCCTCGGTCGTACATTCTTCTCCCTCTCCTCACGCATCGCCGCCATCAGTTTCGCCAGCACACCCGGCACATGACGCTCCATGTAGCGATACAAATGATGGTGTTCGCGTCGCTCTTTGTCGGCCATGCCACGATTGAATTTCTGTTGGCAATCCGATGAGCAATACCGCTTATGCGTCATCGCCTTGTGACCCGGTCCCGTTGGGATCTCGTGTCCGCATCCTGGCCGCGCGCATATCATTCCGGTAACGTATCCTCAAACATCTCATGCTGTTCGCCGCGCAGCCGGATATTCCCGGCATTCTCGCAATTCCTGATCCTGATCCGCAGCGGAATGTTGTTGCCTGGGCCTAGCTGGTTCACCAACCAGCCGATGCAATGGCTGTCCGCTGTCTCGTGGCACGCCATGACGTGCGGATTATCCACCAGAGAACCCGGCGTGGCGATGGTCGAGGCCAGCGCCCGGTGTTTCTCGACATCGTAACCATTAGGGATATCGCGCGCCGGGTCGGTCGCCATACGCCATGGACACGCGACGCATTGACGCGTGCGCTTCAGCCGCCACGTCATCGCGGAGCCGCTCCCATCAGCTTACGATCATACAGGTTCAACTCGCCGGTCCTGATCTCAAGTTCCCAGCGATCCGCCTGGGCGTCCATCCGGATCGCCGCTTCCTCGCGGGTGATGACGCCGAACGTCTCGCCGGTCAGAGTAATCCCTGGCTCGCCCATGGCATGCTCCGCGCGCAGATCCACCGCCATCTGGCGGCAGACCCGGACCATCACCTGGGGAATGAGCGGACGGTAACTCCCTGATCCGCGGCCTTTATATGCACGCCACGTTCCCGCTCTGTCGTATCTGCCAGCCGGTCCAACGCCTCGATCAGGATCGCCCTCTCGTATGTCCTGGGAAAGTCCCGCGGTTCGTTGCTGTCCGGTCCCATCTCCTCGATCATCCTGATCAGCCGCCGGATCTCCGATGGTGTCGCTCCGCTCTTTGGTGCCTTCATCGTCCAGCCCTCCCATCATCCGATCACCGGGCTGGTGATCGAAGCGTATTCCGCGTCGGCGGCGTCGGTGATCATGACCGGCGACGTGGGTGAAGCGAGGTGCAGAACCACCCGCCCCTTGGCCCTGGTCGCGTTTTCCAACAACGAGAACGCCGTCGCCACGATGTCCAGCTTCTCGCCCTGGAAAGCGAATGTCTCCGCGACCAGTTCCGACACGACCCGGTCGTTACCCTCGCCGGCGAACACCGTCGCGCGTTCCGCCGACAGGCTCATCCGCGCCCACGGCCTGACCTTCTCGCTCTTCGAAAACAGCGAGGCGAGCCGGGTCACCCGCACCAGCTCCGCCGCGTCAACGGTGAAGAGGCGCTCCGATGGTTCCGGCATGACCCGGTCGAAATTGGGGAACGTCGCGGCGATCAATTTTGTCAGGAACACCGTGCCGCCGATCTCGGCGACCAGCGCCGCCTCGCTGATCGTCAGGTCGATCACCTCCGCGCCCTTCAGCAGCTTCTCCAGATATTCGACCGCCGGGGCCGGGATGATGATGGCGCGCATCGCTTCCGCGCCAGCCGGGAGCGGCATGCGCGCCAAGGCCAAATCGTTGCCGTTCGTCGCGCACGCGCGCAACCGCCCCGCCTCTCCCTCACCGGCCACGTCCAGCGCCACGCCGCACAAATAGAACCGCGTCTGTTCGCTCGACATCGCCCAGGACACCCGCCCCAGCGCCGCCGCCAGCACCCCGGCGTCCATGGCGAAGCCGGTCTTGCTCTCGTCGCGGAGGGAGAACACCGGGAAATCGGCGAGCGGCCACAGGGTCAGCGTGACCCGCACCGAGCCGCAGCGCACCAGCAACGCCGCGGGCGAGAATTCCAGCGTCGTCTCGGCTTCCGGCGGCAGCCGCGCGATCACCGCGTCCAGGCGCTCCGCGTCCACGCAGCCGCCACCCGCGCCCATACCGGCGATGGGCACCGTCTGGCGCAACGCCTGTTCCAGGTTGCTCGACTCCACCATCAGGCTCCCGCCACCCACGGTCAGCGCCACGCATTTCAAAATGGGCAGCGTGGTGGCCCGCGCGATCAGGCTCCCGGCGCGCGACAGCACATCGCCGAACACCCGGTTGCCGATGCGAATATCCATCGTCGCGACCGGTGCGACCGGTGGAGCCACCTTCGCCGCGCGCGGCTTTCTCACCTTGGTTTCGCTCATGATAGTTGCTTTCTTTCAGTGGTGGTGAGCGCGGCCTCGATACGTCGGAGAAGCTTCAGGCCGACGCCTCGGCCATTCCGGATGTCCGCGACCAGGCCGGGATCGTTGGCTACCCGCATGCCGAACGAGGTTTGCGTCTCGTTGGTTGCCTTTAGATAAGCGTCTATCGACGCCAACAAATCCACATGCCACGTCTCGGCTTCGCGTGGCGTGTAAGGAACCAGACCGCATTCCAGCATGGCTGGATCGAATTTGAACCACTCCTTGATCACGCGCAGATGATTGAACTTCTTATGAAGTTCTCTCTCGTCGCGGGGTTCTCCTTCGTAACAGGCGATCAGCTTCAATGGTTCATAGTGATTGTTCTGAATAGTCCGTATTCTACTTGAGACATCGTAAGCAAACCCGATCTTCACGGGTCCGTCGTCGCCAGCCTGTATGAGATAAATCGGCATCAAACCTCGTCCAAATTGGTGTTCTCTCAATACCTAAAAATTAGAACAGGCACAATAGGAGATGCCAATCCTTTTCCTATTGACCTGAATCACGGTCGGTGGCAGGAGCGATTCACGAATGAAAGGGAAAACCAAAATGCTTAACCATCCCCTCGCCTGGCACAGGCACCACAGCCGCCGCCGCACCGTGCGGCTGGAAGCTTTCCTGGCCGCGCTGCCCGACACCGCGCTGGTCGCGTTGGTCGCCGGGTCGGTCATCATCTGGATGTTAACGGTGGCGACGTGAGCCACTTCCGCGTGCGATGGAAACGCCAGGGCCACCACGTCCACGCGCGCTTGTTCGCCGCGAATATCGAGGGTGGCGGCTTCGCGATGAACGGCACGCTGGTGTTCCGCGAAGTCGAGTGGCGCGCCTTTTTGCGCTGCTTCGATAATAGCTTTGAAGACACCGTCACACTTATAGAGGACGACCAGCCATGAGCCGCGCCGACCAGATCAACCGCTACCTCGCCCGCGGCGGCATCGTCAGGCTGCGCGCGGATGGTCCCGACTGGCGCACCATCACCGCCGCCACGGATGACCCGGCGATCTCGGCGTGGACCTTGGTGATGTTCGAAGACGGCACGGTTCGCACCTTGCGCGGCGACGACCACGACAGTCTGACCCTTGAGTACGCGCCGGGGCCTGAGTTCATAAGGGGAGAACAACCATGACAGACAAGCCAACCGGGTGGATCGAACCGCCCGATCCCACCGTGCGAGGCCGCTGGTGGCTCACCCGCCGCGAGGCGGACAGCGCCCCCGGTTACGGTGGCTCGCCGATCCTGCCCGACCTACGCGTCTGTTGGGAGTGGGACGGCAAGGACTGCTGGATCAAGGGCACGCTGCGCGACAAACAAAACCGCCCGATCCCCCACAACGTCGTCATCCACAGTAACAACGGCTGGCGCATCGAAGGCCCGTTCGAAAAGCGGGAGCCATGAGCGATTACCGTGACAGCACGAGGCTGATCCTGCACGCCGCCCTGCGGCACGTCCCTGATGGTGTGGAGCGCGCCAGCGCCGTCTTCGCGGTCGATGTGCTGATCAACGAGATCGCCACGCTGAAGGAAGAGAACGCCGATCTCAGATCTCGTGTCGCCAGGGCGAAAGCGGCGCTGGCGGAAATCCGCGAAGACCTGGAAGCGCAAATGGAATTCTGGAAACCCGATGGGGGCAAGGCCTGATGCTGCATCTCACGAGTTGCGAGTGCCTCGGCCCCGTCGATGAAGTGGGCAACAAAAAAGCCCAGAGCCTCACGGCTCTGGGCGAGGTGGCAGAGCGGGTGTGTGCGGTCGCGGAGCGACCGCCGTCAGAGCATGCCAAGCAAGACCAGGATCAGCACGATAATTAGCACCGTGCTTAGGATGCCGGTCGGCGCGTAGCCCCAGCCCGCGCTATACGGCCAGGAAGGCAGCACCGCGATCAGCAGCACGATCAAGACAATGAATACGAGGACGTTGCGTGGCATGGCGATCTCCTCTCAGGCTGTTTCGACGACGTGGTATCGCGACGCGTCGTTGTTCGCCGTGCCCGCTCCACCCTTGTCGCGGATCGTCCGCTCATGCACCGGCTGGCCGCGCCATTGGTCTATAACATCGATCGATCCATCATCGTTATAACTCAGGAACACCGCGATATGCGACGAGCCGTCCGTCCGGTTGGCGTATCGACCATTGGCGTTGAAGGTGGCGATGATCGCCCCCGGCGGTGTGTCCGGACCCACCTTCGCACCCCGGCGCAGCGCCGAACTGTGCGGTACCGCATGGCACTCCTGCACATGCCGCATGCAGTGGCCGTTATCGACCACGCAACCGATGGCCTCGTAAGGGTTTGACGCGATGATCATGTCATCTCCTCAGTGCGTGGCCAGTTTCTTGGCGACTTCCCTGGCGGCACCGACCGCCACTCTCTGTTGCGATTCGTCTGGCACGGTGTCTTTCGTCCAGGCCAGGTAGATCACGCCGACGAATGATTCCGGATTAGGTGGGATGGGGATCGCGCAGCCACGATGCATGCCCCTGTCGGCCAGCCGACGCGCCAGTGGCGATCCGGTCTTTTCCAAATCGACACAGGTTGGGTGCCCTTCCATCACATCAATCAGCGCCCGCACGTCGCTGGTGTGAACAATGATCGGCAGTCGCCGGGGCGGCGGGATCACCGGCCGCTCGCCATCCGCGCGACGCGCGGCGAGAAACCATTGCGAATTGGAAGCGAGATCGACCGCCCAGATTTGCACGATGTCGGCGCTCGTTTCGGTGATCAGCTTGTCGAGCGCCTCGGGCACCAGATCATTCCGCAGTTCCGGTGCCGATGGCGTCAGCCAGGCCTCGATGATCTCATCGCGCTTCTCATATAAAACCCAGGCGCTGCCGCATATAAGAAACGCTATAACAACGAACGCGGCTTTCCATGGTTTGTCGCCGATGAAGGCCAAGGCACGGTCGATAACGCCCTTGGCCTGTTCCACCATCTCTAGCCCGAAACGACAATGTCGCGACGGTCACCCGTCGTGTGGATCAGCAGACCCACGCCGGCGGGCACCCGTAGGGTCAGCATGCCACCCTCGACCGAACCCGGCACGATCAGGCTGATGTAATCGTATTCGCTGGGGATAACGTCGCCATGGTCCGTTGGAGGGCGCGGGTGCCGTTCCGGTCGCGCGGGCCGTTCCGGCACCAACAACGACTGGCCGCACCACTCCGCGCGCAGCGTCGCCTCGCCGCCTTCGAAGGCATCCAGATCGACGTTGCCGGTGACGCCTGGGTTCTTGCCCTCATCGGTCCACTGCCAGAGCCACGGCTTGTCCCAACCCGGCGGGCAGACGGGTTGGTCGGCGTATTGCGCCAACCATAACCGGCATTTGGACAGGGTCGCGTTGGGTGCCCCCAGTGCTTCCTTAACCACATGACCGGAGTAGAGAGCGGGCCATTGGCCGGTCAGCCCCTCGACCTCGGTCACGAATTGCACGGCCTGGGACAGCGACATGGTGCCGGTCGAGGACGTGTTGTCTTCCCAGTCGAGGGCCAATAATTCCCCGTCCTCATAATCGGCCAGGAAGTTCCGCACCTGAGACATCGTGTCCGATCCCTCCGCGAAATGGTAACGCCCGAACAACAGCCCAGCCGCCTTACACCCGGCTCGCGCCTCATCGAACATCGGATCGCGATAGCCGGTGCCCTGAGAGAACTTATGGATCACGCCGATCACGCCACTCCGCTTGATGGCGTGCCAGTCCGTTACGGTGTTCCAGTGGCTGATGTCGATGACCGGACTATTTTTGATCATTGTCGTTACCTCTCATCACGCCATTACCAAAACCCGCGTCTGAGCGTCGCCGATCCTGGCGCGGCCAAACCCGGTAGCCATACCCAGACCCGCCGCCGCGCCGATGCCGGCGAATGCCCAGGTTCCAGTGCCGGTCGCCACGCCTGTTCCCCCGGCGGCACCATCCGCTCGCGTCAACCAAAGGCCGGTCGCCGCGGCGGTCCCCAGACCCGACGCCGCGCCGGAAGCGAACCCGGCGGACAGCGAGCCAAACGCCGCGCCCAGGCCCACCGCCATGCCCGTGCCAGTGGCGAGCGAAGCGCCGACGCCGCTCGCCGCGCCAGCGCCGCTGGCGGCACCCGTGCCGCCGAACAGCGCGATTCCGGCCGCCTGGGCGATGCTGGTGCCGCTGGCGGCACCCGCGGCCACCACCAGGCCGACGCCAACGCCACTCGCCGTGCCGGTCCCGGCGACAGCCCCCGTCGCGGTGAACAATGCAACGCCGGTCGCCTGGGCGGTGCTGATTCCCGCCGCCTGGCCGGTGGTCAGGCCCGCCGACGCCGAGCCGAAAACGAAACCGACAGCCGCCGCCGCGCCCACACCCGTCGCCAGCGATGCTCCGACAGCCGTGGCCGTGCCGGTCCCGCTGGCGGCACCCGCTCCGGTGAGCGCGAAGGTGCCGGTCGCCTGGGCGGTGCCCGCGCCGCTGGCCAGGCCGACGCACAACCCAACGGACGGCGCTCCCGCGGCGACGCCCACACCAGCCGCCGCACCAACGCCAGACGCCAGCGAAGCGCCGACGCCGCTCGCCACTCCGGTCCCGGTCGCGGCACCCGATCCAGCCGTCAGACCGATGCCAACGCCCGTGGCGAGGCCCGTACCGGCGGCGGCTCCATCGGCCCGAGCCAGGCATGCGCCGACACCCGTGGCCGCACCAATGCCAGCCGCCGTCCCCGTCGCCGTGAACAGGCCGATGCCGACACCAGTGGCGGCTCCGGTGCCCGCCGCCGCTCCATCGGCGCGTGCCAGACGGATGCCGACGCCACTCGCCGCGCCAGTTCCGGAAGCCTGACCCGTCGTGACGCCGGGAGCCGCCGCGTCAACCTGAGACAGACCGCCGATCCAGCGGATCAGCGCGGTGCGGAAGCCGACGACGAAATACTGATTCGCCTTCAGAGCGCCGACGCCGGAAGCCGAGCCGGTCGCCGTCACGGTGATAGCCGCCACGCCATCGGCACTGGCCGTGCCGACGCCCGCCGCCGCGCCGGTCACCTGGATGATCGGCGCGCCCGCGCCGGTCGCGGTGCCGATCCCCCTGGCGTTATCGCCGGTCGCCAGGATGCCGCGCGCACCGTCGCCGGTCGCCGCGCCGACGCCGGATGCCGCGCCGGTTCCCGGCGGCGCGCCCTGCCGGAACGTCGCGACGATCTGCACCGCGCCGTTGATCGTTCCCGAAGCGGCGGCGAAAACCGGCGTGACCGAAGTCGTGGCGGCGACGACCTGTCTGCCGATGGACGCCGACGCCGAGTTGGCCGCGTTCGCCGTGGCCGAGATGGCGTTCGCCGCTAGCAACAATGGCGAAGTCGCGGTGGTGACCGTCTGGCCCCTGGTGAGAGCCATACCGGCGATGATGATCTCGTTCGCCTGAGACAGCGCCGTGGTCGCGGCGCAGGTAAACGGCGTGACGGCGTCCGTCGTATTGGCCGGTGCCCGATCAAGGGCGTTGAACTGGCCTTCGAAAACCGCGCCGACCATGGCCCAGTCATCCGCCGACGTGGTCGCGGCGGCGTTGATCTGGGTGATCGTTCCGGCGGTCAGGCAGATGCCGTAGAAAAGCCTACCGGCGACGGTCGATAACGTGCCCGTGTTGACCGGCGTCAGCGTAAGACCGTAAGCGCCGGTCGTGACGCTGGTGACCGTGTTGGCACCCAGTTCCGCGACCATGACGACCAGCAGATCGCCGACGGCGACCGTGACGCTGCCGGTTCCCGGCATCGACGCGCCGGTAATCGAGGTATTGCCGCCGGTCAGCGTGCCTTTGAGGTCGCCGAACGCCATGGCTTATTACGCCGGATCGATGGTGGTGACCGGGTTCGCGCCTGGCGTCGTTGATACCGTCGCCGTCCACGACGCGGTGCTGTCGTCCTCCTTCGCGACCGTCATTACGCCGCCAGTCACATCGACCTTGTTCCGCAGCGTCCGCAGCGCCTGACGCACGGTGCGAACCGTGGGCGAGCCGCTGTCGGTGCCGGTGGACATGTCGCGATTAAGCAGCGCGTCGGCGAAGGCGATCATGTCACCCGGCGTCGCCACGTCGATCTGCCACTTCAGGTCGGTCGGGTCCGCGCCGGTCGCGGTGATGTGTAACTGAAACTCGCCAATCGTGTTGGTCGCCGCGCTGGTCAGCGCCAGGCTGTAGAGCCCCTTGCAGTTGGTGGCGTCCAGTTCGACCGTGGTGAACGAGGCGGACGTGGGCGTCCCCCCGGCCTTCGAACACCAGATCGTCAGGCCCGCCGCCAGTCCGCTTTTTCCGGTGATATGATCGGCTGAGTCGATCATCAGAACGGTCACGGTGACGGCGGTGGACTGTTTGAGAAATCCCTCCATCTAGGCCCTCGATCCAGTTCGTTGCCGCAGCGTGCGTCGTGAGATGACGGATGATGTTTTGGCGATGCGCGCCCGCGTCTGATACGGCACCCGGTCACGGGCGGGGTTCCAGTAGAGCCGCGATATCTCGGCGGGGGTCAGCGCGCGGCTGTAGACACGAAAATCATCTAGTTGAGCATTCAGGTAGCGATAGCCGTTGGGATCGTTATCCCGCCCAATGGTAAAAGTCCCGACGGAGGGACCAGCGATGGAAGAACTTCCGACGAAAATGCGCGCCCCATTCAGGTAAGCGTTTGTCTTGCCGCCGCTCAGTACAACCGCGACATGACTCCAACCGAGGCCGATATTCACGCCCGTGTCCTGCCACGAAACGCCCCACAACTGCACAAGCAGATGATTGCCGGGGGTATCTCCGTCGCCATTCCCAACGCACGCCCCGACGCCCATATCCTCTCCCGGATCGAGCCAATGCCACGCATCCTCGAAGAACATGCCCGTCATGGATGTGGATGGTAAATTAACCCAGAACGAGTAGGTCACCGCGGGAAACGCGAAAGCGAAAGCCGCCGGGGTCGCGACGTATTGAGAGCTTCCATTCAGGCTCAGAGCGGTCTGTCCAACTCGTCCGGGAGCGAGCGACGGAGACGCGCCCAGCGTTCCGTGATTATCCCTTCCCGACAGATCGAGCAGCCGCGTTCCATGGACACTCTCGGCGTCCATCGTCCAATGGCCCACGAGGCCCAGGTTCAGCGGATCGCGCGGATCATCGATGGTCCTCACGAACGGCGGCGCGGCGAATTTTCGTTTCGCCGGGATGAGGATCGTCATGGCTTACGATCAGGCGTTCAGGTTGTCGCGGAACGTCGCGTATCTGGAGGTCTGCGTGCCACTGGTGAAGTTTGGCGTGCATCGGTTGGCGACGCCGAAAATGAACGATCTTTCGGGCATGTAGAATGGAATGCTGCCGACGATATTGGTCCCGGAAACAAAGCATGTTCCAAGCAGATAGGTCGAAGATGGCAGCGTGGTGCCAGCCGCCGTGTTATCTCCATAAGTCGTGCCATCCTGATTGAGGGGAAGGCCATACAGCGCGACATAATCCCCCGATGTCGCCGCTGAACTCAGGATGAAAGCGAAGGACCAGCGTCCATACTGATCCAGCAAACCGGCGGTGATCGCCGTGCTACCCTTGGCCCACGATCCCGCCGCGAGCGAAGCGAGGCCGCTACTGATCAGCGTGTCGGTGTAAGCCTGACCGAGAACCCATTGGTCGGTGTTCGCCATCAGCCTCTCCCTCTCGCTATCGTCATTCGCCGCGTCACTTCTTTCGCATCGGCATCGAGGTCGAGGCCATCTCGCACCGATAGCAGGACCGCCTCGGACATCTCGTGCCGGATCGACAACGCCTGGGCCTGGCGATGCGTCGGGGCGTTGACGGATATCCCCACGGCCAACGCCCGCCGTCCCGTCTCCCTTTCAGCCAGGAAGCGCGCCGAGTAATCACGCTGCCGCCGCGTCATCCCAGGAAGGTCCAGCCGCGCCAGGTGGATACCGATCAGGGCTTCTTCGTCATCCACTGGCTGCGGCATGTTCGGCGCGACATGATGCCAGATCGCGCGGATGCCCGGTGCGTCCAGTTCCACGAGGCAGCGCCGGAACTCAGCCGCGTGTTCCATCAGTCGAGCGTGATCGTCGTGCTGGTGGACAACTGTGGCGTGACGCCGTTGCCGGTGGTGATGTTCGGCGTGACGGTGCCGCTGAACAAGATCGGCGAGGTGCCGCCGCCGCTCTTGCCGACCGAGAAATGAGTGGCGACCGGCGAGCCGCCAGCGCCGCCAATCGTGAACGAAATGATCGCGGACGGACTGGTGCTGCCCGCCGACGAGGTCGTCCAGCCGGTGCTGCGCGCGGTGGTGGCGCGTGTATAGCCGGTGTAGGTGATCTCGGAGGTGGAGCCGGTCCCCGTCTCGCCAGGGTCGGCGGTGTGCAACTGCGCGAAGATTTGCGTCTCGGGCGTGGTCGTCGCGTTGTTGGCGTAGTTGGCCCAGGTCGTTGCGCTAAAGATAAGATTTAAAATTGCATCTTCCGTTACATTGGCGATACTCATGGTGCTTCTCCTTTTAGTTAAACTCTATTTGCCATTACTGTTATTCCGCAGTCTGCTAAAGTAGCGTCCTGCGCGCCGACGAGGATTTGTAGTACGTCGCCCGCCGGGACTGTCCCGCCGGGACTGTCCCGCCGGGACCGGCGAGGATGCAACTGGTGTTGGTGGCGGGAGTGATGGTGATCGTGCCCAGGAGGGTCACCGTGGCTCCCGAGAGCCGGTTGAGGGTGAAGGTCGCGTTGGCGCTCGCCCTGGCCCCCGACCACACGCGGGTGCCCGCCAGACCGGCTGGCACGGTGACGGTGAACCCCATCGGCACGTTGACCACCGACCCGGCCCCCGGTCGGTCGCCGAACGGAAAGCTGATCGGCAGTTGCCGCAGTTCCGCCGGCAACTGGGGATAGCCGATGGGGGGACCAGCGAATTCCACCAGCTCGATCACCACGACCGCGGGCGGCGGCGCGACCACGTCGATGGCCGCGACCAGCGGCGACACCACGACATCGACCGTCAGGGTCGATGCCTCGACCGTGACAACCTCGACAATCGTCTCGCTCACGCGACGATGGCCGGGGTGAAGGCATGCGCGGTGGGCGTGCTGTCGGTCACATCGGCGGCGACCGTCACGGCCCCCGCCAGCACCGTCGCCACCTCGCCCTCGGGATAGGTCAACTGCAAGTCCCACATCCCCTTGGCGGGTAGCCTGGCGCTCGCCGTGGCACCGAGCGTGACCAGGATGGCGTTCGGCATTTCGATGGTGCAGAGCAACGGCGTGATGTTGGTCCCCGCCGACTTGTCCCTGATCTCCGCTTTCGCGATCACACCGGCCAAATCCGCTGGCGCTGTTTTCGCCGCGTCGGCCCACAGCATGAAGCGCCAGCCATAGGTGTCGCCGCGGTAAAGCGTGAGAGGCAATGAGCCTGGGGTCATGGTTTCACTCCTTCCGCCAGATGACGAGGGCCGCGAAGGCGTTCATGGCGTCGTCTCCGCGCCAATCGACAAAAACGCGCCAGGCGCGTTCTGCATTACGTAGTCGGTCGTCAGCCACCCCGACGAGCGAGCGACATCGGAAAAACGAACCTCATCGATGGTGCCATTACACGAGAAGGCCGTGGTTCCCGCTCCAACGGAAAAAGTTTGAAGCGGCACCGAAGGTGTGTTGGTGAATGTATTCGGAGTTGATACATTGTTGAGACGGTAACTTGTTGTCGTGGCGTTTCGCTGCATCACGATACTGTTCCACGCGCCCGTGGAAGCATAGGTGGCACCAGAGTCCAACCACGCGACCCCTGGCGCGATCCCCGCGAAATGATTCCCCGGTCCACCGGACCCGCTTCCAATGCCAAACCCGTATCCGGTACCGCCGCCCAGAGCGTCGGTTCCATTCATCGCGACGTAACACTCGTGCGACAACGACGCCCAGTTTACCCACGCCTGTATCGTGTAGTTGTTCACGGCGACTGACGCCGGGGTCAGTGAGCTGGCGTGGCTACTCACGCCGTCAAACGTAAACGCGCCACCTGTCTTGCCCGTCACGGGGACCAGGGCGGTCCCCGTCAACGAGTTCGCGCCGGTTGAGTCAGTCACGCCAGCGGTCACGAGATCAGCGGGCGTTCCCGGCAACGTCGCGATGCCGATCTGATAATGCGAGAAATAAGGATTCGCCGATTGCGACCCGGAATAGAAGAGATACCACGTCCCGTCGCTGTTGAGAAAAAGCCCAGGAGATGACGTATGATATTCATCGAACGCTCCCGGCGTTTTCGATTGTTGAAAGAACGGATTAACCCCGGACTTCACCCACCCACTGGTTAAACTCGTGCTGGAGGCGAGGCACGCCGTGGCGATGCCATTGAGTCCGGCGGCGTCGCCATTCCAGCATTCGTAAGTCAAATAATAAACGGACCCGACCTTAACGATATGGTGCCACTCCATGAAAGACTGGTCGGGCGAGCCAAGCGGCCCCTTCGACAGGATGTCCCCGGTCCCGCCCTTGACCCACGTCGTGCCATTCGAGGATGTCGCATACCGATAGCCGGGGAGAATGTTCGACCCGTTCCGGTAGGAATAGATCATCGTCCAGACGCCGCCCTCCAACCATACCGCGCCTTGTGAAACAAAGTCGCCGTCGTTGCGGCCCTGCCCGGTCGGCGTGAGAACCGTGCCCTGATCGGTGAAAGCGATTCCGTTGGTGGATGTGAAGAGATGGATGTTCTGGTCGGTGTCGTCAGTGGAATACATGTAATAGACGCCGCCCGTGTAGATCACGGAGTCCACGCGGCGATTGTGCGAGTCGCAGATGATCGGGTTGCCGGCGTATTGCGTCCAAACAGTCGGAGCGGCCACCGTCGCCGTCGCGCGACCGATGCACTCATGTCCAGATGACGTGGGCGCGGCCATTCCCGAGAAGAACATGATCAGCTTTGTCGAGTCCGCCGGATCGACCATCGGCAACTGATCGTATGTCTGAGAATCCGTCCAGCCCCCGATGATATTGGGGATGACCGGATTGCCGGTTGGGATGCGCTGGATCGTGTAACTCGTGTCCTTTGGTCCCAGATGATAAACGCCCTTGAAGTGGCTGTCCCACGTTCCCGCGACGTTCTGTTGATTGGGAGCGGCGGCGTTGCCGTAATACATATAAAGCACGGTATCAACGAATGTTGACAGGCTGGAAACCCTGACCCAGGCCACGAGTTTTCCCGTGCCAGAGGTGTATTGCTCGATCTCGTGATTTAGTTTCGTCGTGCCATCGGAAGCCGTGAACAAGATGTCGTTGCCGGTCGACAGCGCATGCGCCGCCAGGTTCGCGTCGGTGGTTTCCGATACCAAAACAGGGAAGCCCGCATATGTCTCGCCGCCGCTCGACAAGACTTTGGTGTGATCGATGGTGATGGTCTTCCGATACAACCACGCGGGATTATACCATCCGTCGATGGACGCCACGGAAGTCACGGGATTGCCGCGCGGGAAGAACGCCGACGCCGGGGCGACCAGCGTCAGGAAGGCGACGATAAGCGCCAAAGGAGAAAGGTTCTTCATGGCCCGAAGGACTTTCATGGTTTGAATGACATGGTCCCGGCGGCGCTTGACGCGGACTGACCGCTCCACGTTGGGTTTATGGTGGTGGCGGCTGGTTGAAAGTAATAGGCGGCGGCACCGGAATAATACGTCGCGCCAAGAAATGAGTCGGCATTCGCAATCGAGAAGCCGCCGTCAATCGAAACACCGAGTAATGCCTGAGAACTGTTGCACTGTATCACCAGACTATTATTCGCGCCGGGTGTTATGGGGCCAGCCTGAAGCGTGGTGCCAGTTCCTTTATCCCCGGACAATTGATCGTAGACAGGCGTGCCGGCGCTGTCACTGAACGCGATAACCTGACTGGATGAGTACTGGGCCGAGATGGAGAAGGTATGCCCCGTCCCCACGGTCGGGCTTATTTTATAAAAAAGGGCGGTAGAATTATCAACGCTGGCATCAACAGGCGTTGTCCCGGCCTTTACATATGTATTACCTTTATTGTCCGTTACGGTCGCATTACTAAAGGCCCCTGGATTATTAAAGGAAACGCAGGCGACTATCAGTTTCGCCCCGGTTGTATTGAGCGCCGCTGTCGTTCCGCCCGAGGAACCAGCGACGTCCGCGTTGGCGACAACGGCCCATGTGGATGAGGCACCTGATATCGTGACACCCGGCGATGTCGCGTTGCTCGACAGGTCGTTGGTGATACCGAGAGTGCAACCCGTTCCGACACCAGCGGGGGTCGTGAACCTGGCGGTCCATTTTCCGCCTGAAGCCGAGAAGTTCGAAGGCGTGGCTGATCCCGAGCAACTGCCACCCCACGTCGCCGAAGAGATCGAGGATGGTGTCGTGCCGCTGTAAGTGCCACTCCCTGGAATGGTTATCCCGCCCACATAACCATTGGCGAGCGCCGTGAAGGTCATTCCGCTGTTGGAAAGGGTCACATTCGGCGAGGTCGCCCCGGCACCAAGGTTGTTCGTGATCGTGATGTTGCAGGCCGATCCGCCCGCGCCTGATACCGGAGTGCTGAAGTTGGCCGACCACGCGAGGCTACCCGCCGTGAACCCGGTGACGGTCGAAGACCCGGCGCAGCCGGTGCCGCCCCATGTCGCGGTGCTGATGGAGGTCGGCGTGACCCCCGTGTAAGCGCCGCTCCCGGCTATCGTGGAACCACCGATAGCGCCGTTGGCGAGCGTCGGGAAAGTGATGGCGTTACCGGTCACGGTCACGTTGGGCGAGGTCGCCCCGGCCCCCAGATTGTCCGTGATCGAGATGTTGCACGATCCGCCCGTGCCCGACCCCGGAGGGGCGAAGGCCGCCGACCACGTCCCGCTACTCGCGCTGAAACCCCCGACAGCCGAAGACCCGGCGCAGCCGGTGCCGCCCCAGGTCGCGGTGCTGATGGAGGTCGGCGTGGTGCCAACATAAGTTCCACCCCCGGCTATCGACGCCCCACCGATGGAACCGCCGGTGGATAGTGACGAAAAGGCGATGGAATGGGCACCGGCAATCGAATGCGCCATGCCTGGTCCCGGCCCCATGCCGCCTTGAGCGAACGCGGGGCCGGCAAGAAGGATGAAAAGGAAAGCAAGGGCTTTCATCAACGCACCACCCGCCAGTTCAGGGTGATCGCCGCCGATGGGGTTATCGAGGCGCTCGTGTTGTTGCAAACCTTGAAGTTGGCGTTGTTGGCTGACGGATACACGATGATCGTCAACATTCCGTTGACCGTTGGCGCGTAACCCGTCACCGCCGTGGGATCTCCGTTGAAGCCCCATGTAATCGTGTCGGTCGTCGCGATCCCCGACCCGGCGCTCACCACGGCGGCGGCGCAAGCGCCCGACGCGATGGAGGATGTCCCCAGGACCGCCGTGCTGTTCGCGACGGTAACCGCGCCGCCACCCGTGGACGTGGCGCTGCCGCTGACGCAGTTATAAAGCGCCCCGGAATTGTAAACGCAGGACAGGAAACTCACCGGCCCAAGCGTGGTTTGAGACGCGACGCTCCCGCCAAGGGTCACGCCACCCGGCTTCGTCAGTGTCGCGGTCACACCAGAGGCGGTGACCAGCATGAACGACTGACCGGCGGTCAGCGTCGGCAGCGTCGCCGTGCCGTTGGCGGTCATGGTGTCCTGACCGCCGACATTCCATGAACTGAACGACCCGGCGTGCGTGTTGTCCGTGACCTTCATGCCGACAATCGCGTTGCCGCTACCCCCGTCCGTCACCACGAATGTGGATAAAGGGAATGTGAGGGTCGTCGCGGTGACCGAGGTCGCCGTATCGGTGACCGTCAGCGAGCCGCCGCCACCACCGCCGCACGCTGTCGTGACGACATCCCCGCTTGCATTCCGAGCCAGACAAACCGTTGGCGTCCCGGAGGGCACGGCGGACATCTTCACGGTGCCGGTGGCGTTCAGGATTGGCGTCGTGACCTGGCTCGCCGCCACCGGGCCGCAGTCCGCCGGATTGGCGGGACAGGCCGCGCGGGCAGCGCCAGCCAGCAGCGACAGGAGCGCCGCCAGGATCAGACTTTTTTGCACAGGAAACCTCCGTTCCAGAACAGAGCGCCCGTGGCCAGTCCCGCGTCGCTGGTCGGCAAACCACTCAGATAACTTTGAATGGCGGCTCCCAGCCCCGATGCCGGGACGGCGGCATTGGCTTTGTTCTGTATCGCCAATATATCGGTGGCGTAGATTGTTTCGCCAGGCGCGATGATCCCCATGAGCGACCTCCCATGCTAATTGTTGAGCGCGTCATGGAACGCGGAATCATGTTCCCGCGTGCGCCGCTCCGTTCGTCGCCGCCGGGACCGCCGCTTCCTCGCCCGCCGCCATCTCGCGCGCCGGGATCGCCGCCCTCGCCGCCTTCAACTCGACCTCCTGCACCTGACGCATGATCTCGGCGATGACCGGCGCGGCCTGTCGATAGGGCGCGTTGTGCAGGGCATCGATCACCCCGTTCCACATCTGCGCTTCCAACGTGATCGATACTTTGTCGGTGAGTTCCATGTCGCTTCCTTCAGGTTGGTTGTGCCGCGCGGCTCTCCAACTGGACGATCCGCCGGATGGCGACCGCCAGATCGTCAGTGGTTTTGTTTAGCTTATCGTTCAGTTCGCGCAACGCATTGAGCGCGACGAACAACAGCGGCTTCTCGTCCACCGATAGCTGGCCGGGAAAGCGCGCGTCGGTCGCTGGCTTCTCGGCGAAGGGGTCTACCGGCTGCGGCGGCGTATGATACACCGCTTCCGGCACCAGCTTCTCCAGTTGCTGAGCGATCAGCCCGACGCGGCGCTTGCCATCGTCTGGCACGCCGCCCAGGCCGTTGTAGAGATACGAAACCGGCGTCAGTCGCATGATGACATCGAGGCCGCGCTTCCAGGGTGCGACCTCCTTCTTGACCCGCTCATCCGACGCGCCGTCACCGGGCATGAACGCGCCGCGGCAATGGAAATTACCCGCGCCATCGGTCCACGACATGGCGTTGTTGCCACCGAAGGCCGTGTTGTTCGCCCGATAGACCAGTGACCCATCGTTGCTCCAGAACAACCCCCAGCCATCGGCCTGAAACCGGATGGCGCGTCCAGGGCTGTTGCCATAGATCACGAAATCGGCCCCCGCCGCCTCGCCGATGAAGATGCCCTGCGTGACATGGAAGTTGCCGTTGGGTTCCAGCATCATGGTCCGGCTGCTGCCCCAGTACCACTCATGCGCGTAGGCGGCGCGCCCGCCACCGCTGAGAATGAAGTTGGCCCCGCCACTAAAGTCGGTGCTGCCGCAGATCGTGGTGTAGGAATTGTTGACCCGGCAGTTGATGCTGTTGTCGCCGGCGGCGACGTAGAGTCGGCTGGCGACGTTACAGGTTCCGCCGATGCCGACGTTGCGCCCGACGCTGAGATCGTAACCGGCGACGAGGTGGATCGCGGCACCGATGCTGCCGGTCATATACAGACCGCCCCGGTTGCCATCGCCGATGGGGTTCTCCGTCACCATCCCGCCGTAATAAATAATCGGGTTACCAGACCCATCCATCCCGCCAAAGCGCAGACCGCCATCGGCATATATTCCGGCGGCGTAAGCGGCGTGCGTGTCCCACACGCAGAATGATGGGTTGTTCCCGTTGCCACACGAGATGACCCGCGCGCCATTGGTGAAGATGCGACCGGCGGTCACCAGCCCGCCGCTCATCGACACCTCGGCGGTCTGGCGATTGATGTAGATCGGCGCGTCGAGGTAAGTCCCGGCATCGTTGCAGCGGCCCAACAAGAAATTGGAGCCGATATTGCTGCCGTCCTGTGGGTCGTTATCACCCGTGCCCAGTTGCAAGATCCAGCGGTTGAATCCGCCGCTGTAGCCGATGACCTGGTTGACCTGGTTGTAGCCGTTGGGGCGTTTCAGAGTGAGCGTCGCCGACTGACCCGGCTGACCGTTGATCGCCATCCCGTTGGTGGCGTTGATCGCGCCATTGGATGTCAGCGACCCCACCGTGGCCGCGCCCGTGATCGAGAACGCGCCGCCCGCCGAGAATGCGCCGGTCACCGAAAGCGTGCCGGTCATGCTCCAGCCGGTGTAGCCGTTCTCGGCGTTCATGTTCAGCGTCGTCGCGCCGTAGCCGACGTAGCCCGCGCGCACGCCGTTGGCCTTGAAGAAGGCGACGTAGCCCGCGTTGGTGGCGTCGCCCAGATTGAGCGACGAGTAGCCGGTCGCCGCCAGGGGATCGCGTGATGTCACCCCCGCCGCCTGTAACCCTCCCTTGACGGCCACGCTGCCCTGCAAGGCGATGCTGGGAGCGTTCAGGGTGATGCCGGTCAGCGTCATGCCCGTGCGGGTGACGGTGAGCCAGTTGCTGGACACGGTGTAGGGATCGTTCATCGCGCGGCCCCAGAGGGTGTCGCCAGACGAGAGAAAGTCCCACGCCTTGCTGTCGGACGCGCCCGACTGTTCCCGCACACCGATGATCGCGCCGCCCCCGGTGGCCGTCGCGTAGAACCCCTTGGCGGTGATGTTGGCCCCGGCGACGGAGATGTTGCCCGCGTTATCGACCCACAGCGTCCGTTCCGCTGGCGTCTCGTTGTAGACTTTGGTTTCACCCAGGAAATTCAGGCGCGCGTTCGAACCCGCCGAGTTCTTCAGGACCGTCGTGCGATTCAGTTTGTTCGGGCTGCCGGCGGTATAGGTGCCGATGCCCCATTCCGATTGCGTACCGTCACTCATGACGTAAAAACATTGCGCGCCGCTCGCGAACCAAAAACCGAACGGCAGACGCCCCGACGTGGGGCCAAGCAGATTGCAATCCGCCGTCGTTCCGGGCGCGTTGCACATCTCAAGGATCAGATTGCCGAGCATCAGAGGCGCTCCTTGATACGGAATTTCCACGCGTGTCGATCATGGAATCCCGCGATATAGCTGACATCGGCGGTCGCCGTGACACGACCGAACACCGCTTCGCCGCTTATCGTGGCCGAAGCGAGATCGGACACGAAAAGAATGTTGCCGCCGTAACGGGAAATCCGGTCCAGGTTCTGCGCCTCGGTCCACAGTTCGCTGTCGGTGATGGCGTCGAACGCCACCTCCCATCGCCGTTGTTGGAACCGATACGTTGGGTATTCCTGGCCGCCACGCGAGATCATTTCATCGACCGTCGAGTCCCGGCCAAATGTCGAATTCCATGTATGCCCCAGCACCGGCTGCCAGGCCGGTCCCGCGTAGGCCAGCGGCACGTTCACGAAGCCATCCGGATTGCCCGCGTCGGTGATATCGACAACGCAATAATCAGCCTCGATGTCAGCGGGGGCCACGGCGACGACCTGGGCGTAGCCCGGACGCGGCCCGGTCACCGTGCCGCTCCAGACCAGCGTGGACGGATTGATGAACAGGCTGAACGTCACGCTCGCGCCCTGCGACAGATTGGTGCGGAACAGGCCGAACAGCCGCCAGGCCTGGCGTACCGATGTCACCCGGAAGGTCGCCCCATCGGTGGGCGTCATAACGCCAGAGACGGTCTGCCAGGCCACGGAAGCCGCGCCCGAATCGATTTGCAGATTGGTGATCGGCATCGACGGCACCGACGACCCGGCGATCAGCGCGCCCGATTTGACCAAATTGTTGATGCCAAGAACCGTGTTGCCCATCAGATTAGCACCCGGAGGACGACCGACGCGTCGGGAGAACGGAAACTATAGCCGACGATCTGACCGGCCAGACCATTGGTCAGGTCGTCCATCGGATACTTCAGGGTAACGACGTGGCCCATGTCCAGCGCCACGCCGATAAACGCCGGAACGGTCACGTCATAAAGCCGTCGCCGCACGCCCCAGAGCGCCCCCAAATCGTTCACCACGGCCTGTGCCTCGGACTGCTTCAACAACAACCCCTGGATCGGCGGCGGATCGTTGGGGCGGCGGAACGCGGTCAGCACAGCCGTGCTACTCCAGTAAGAGAAACTACCGGTCATCTCCACGAACTGCTTGTGCGCCGCCGTCATCGACGCGGTATTCATATCGGATGTTTGCACGGTGAAATTATGATCGTATTCGGAACGGATACGATATGGCGGCGGATCAAGCGTGGCGGGGAGCGGAATTGGATCGATCTTGATGATGTTGGATAAATCAAAGATCACCTCCGATATGACGCCAACCGGTAGCGCCCGCGGCATATAGAGTCCAAGCCGTCCATCGCGTTTGGAGATCATCTTGCATCCCGGCCCCGCCAGCACCGCCGTCAGCACATCGATACCGGTCACCGCCGCGTCGCTGCCGTAGTAGCCGCCAGCCGTGTAAGGCCACGACGCATCGACCGCGATGAACGAGGCGACATCGATCAGTTCCGACGGCAGGAGCAAATCCTCGGTCAGGATGTAGAGGGCGAGTTGAGCGAAAGTGGTGATCGTGCCGGCCAGCGAGAATTGCCCGGTGACATCACAGGTGATGGCGTGGACGGCGACCGAGCCGAGTTGAAACAGGCCACGCGAGTTGTCGGTGCGATATTGACCGGCGGGGCAACCGCCCGCGTAAAGATTGGTGGTGTCGCCGCTGTAAGTGATGACCTGGGCACCGCCCTCGTAGAGACGCACCACGGTCCCCGGCCCATCGGTGTATTGATAGATGCGGTTGAGCGGATCGACCAACGTCGGCGAGACGTTCATGACCGGCTCCGCGGCCGTTCCGCCACGCGTCCTCGGCAGCGGCTTCCCGGCCAGGGTGGGTGTGCCGAAATAGGTGCCGGTGCCGGTATAGACGGAATTCTGATAAGGCCGGTCCAGCCAGTAGGTGGCGTCCCGTATCGGAATGGTCAGCGCCGTGTCGGACAAGAACCACGGCGTCGCCACGCCGGCCCACATGGATCGCAACGAGGCGTAGCTGGGATCGCGGTGATACTGGCGCGATCCGTCCCAGGATTTCATGCCGGTCAGGATGCGTACGCCGCGACCGTCCGAATTGAACGTCCCGGCCATCGTGTCGAACTGATTATCGACATTGGACAACACGATGGTGCCCCACGCCGCGCCGACACCAGAGGCCGATAATTCCAGATTGATTTTGTTATCAACCTGAAACGCCTGATCAAGGATGGGCGGATAAGGCACGATGCCGCCCACGTCGGTTTCCATCGTGCGATAGCCAAGATCGCTGGCGAGAATGCGCGCCGATATCTCGGCGGGATCTTCGAGGTCGGCGAGCGCCAGATGCGGACGACTGAGATGGCTCTCTGTCGTCGTCACCACGAGCGTACCTGGCTTGTACACGTCGAGTTCGACGATGATGAAGGGGATATCCACCCCAGGAAATTCAACGACCACGACTCCGGTCGGAGCGGAGCCATACAAACAAAAGTCATAGAGCGTAACGTCATAAATCCCGACCCCCGGCGCGCCTCCCTCGGCATACAGGGAATCGTCATAGAGCGTGTCGTCGTAAATGCCGGTTACGGACGGCATGATCTCGTCTCTCTCATGCCGCTATGCGAGCCGGGGCGCTCGCGTTCTGGCGCAGTTGCGTGGTGATGTTATCCACCGCCGCTTTGAGGTCAGCCAGCGAAGACACCAGCTCGGCGGTCTGGCTGCGCGTCTCGACCTGGAGGACCGACGCGGTGAGCGTGTCGGGGGCCACGTTGGCCACCGCGCCGAGCGCCTCGAGGACGCGTTGGAAGTCCGAAACATAAGCCTCGCCCGAGCCAAACACGGCGCGCGAGGCGTTGAGGAATGTGTCGGCGTAGCCTTGCAGTTGTTGGATCGAGGTGTAATCGCCCGCGCCAGCCGCCCCGGCGACGGCGTTGAACCGGCTGCGCGCCAGAGCGAGTTGGTCCTGCGGCGACAGTGGCGAGGCGTTGGAGGTCTGCAATCCTTGCGCGTAGGCCACCAGCGAGGTGATCGACCCCGCCGCCGTCGCCGCCGCCGCCTCGCTTTTGGCGGTGATCTCGTCGGCGTATTTCTTGACGATGGCGAGCCGCTCCTCGCCGAGCGTGACCTCCAACAGCGACATCTGATCGGCGTAGGACTGCGACGCGGTGTAGCTGTCGCCGAACAGGCCGATCAACTGATCGCGGAAAGCGACCCTCTGGCGTGACGCGCTCAGATCGAAGTTGAACAGTTCCTTGTCCTGGGCGCTGGCCGATCCGGCGTTGACCCGCCGCGCGTTCAGATCCTCGTCAGCCGCGACCACGGTCTTCCACGCGGCGGCGATCTGTTCGTTATACTTCCTGATGATGGCGAGACGTTCCGCGCCGAGCGTCCGCTCCTCCAACGCCATCTGATCGGCGTAGGCCTGGGTGGCGCGGAACGCCTCGCCGAACGAGGCGATCATGCCGTCGCTGAAATCTTCCCGTTCGCGCCGCGCCCGCACGTCGAAAGAATACAGTTCCTTGTTCAGATCATCGTAAGGGCTCGCACTCTTCGTGGCGGCGTTGATCCGCACGTTGAAGTCCTCATCCGCCCTGGTCAGGCTCTTCCACGCGGCGGTGATCGCCTCGGCGTATTTCCGGACGATCTCGGCCCGCTCCGCGCCATGCACCCGCTCCATCAGGTTGATCTGATCGGCGTAGGCCTGGGTGGTGCGGTACGCCTGGCCGTAAACCTCGGCAAGCTGGTCGCCGAACTGCTGCGTCTCCCGGTTAGCCTTGATATCGAAGGCGAACAGTTCCTTGCCCTGCGCGTCGCCAGGCGTAGCGTTGGACAGCCGCACCATCAGATCCTCAAGGGCGTATCGGATCTGTTTTTCCGCCGCGCTGATCTGTTCAGCGGCCTGTTTGACGAGGGCGACGCGCTCCGCTCCCAGCGTCTCCTCCAGTTGCCGCATCTGATCGGCGTAATAGGCGGTGGAGGTGAACGCGTCGCCGAACATATCGACCAGTTGTTTCTTGTAGGCCGTGCGCTGTTGGTCCGCGCCCTGATCGAAACTCGCCAGCGCGATGGCGCGCGGGTCTTCGCCGTTCGCCTGCATCCGGCGGATGCGGAGCGTCGTGTCGAAGTCGCGGATCTGGGCGTTCGCCGCGTCGCGGATCTTCGCCTCGCCAGCCGCCTGGGCCTTGGTCAAATCCTCAGTCGCCAGGCCGTATTTCTTCGACCCCTCGACCGCCGCGTTGAACGCGTCGTTCAGTTCCTTGACCGCCGCCTCGACCGAACCGGTGGTCTTGCCGAAATTCATCAGCGTCGGGATCGTACTCTCGACCAGGACATGATAGTCGGAGATGGCTTTCTGGAGCGTGGCGCTGTCTTCGAAGCCGCGACCTTGCAAATATTTGTTCAGGTTCGGATCATCGGAACTGAAACGTAACTGACTGAAACCAGAAGCAAGATCCTTGAATTTCGATGGATCTTGGAAACCATGAGGCGAGTTCGTGCCCAACTGGCCGACCTCGCCGAGCGAAGTCAACTTCAACGCTGTCTGATCGAGATAGGTGTTCAGATTCTGCACGTCAGTCAGCGCCTGTGTGCGCTCCGCGTCGGTATCCACGCCCTGTCCCAGTGTCTGCCCGACCTGGGCGTGGCCATCCGAGAGCGACAGCAGCGTTGACGAGAACGGCGAGGCTTTCTTGGGGCCGATGAAGCCACCCGCGCCGCCACCAAGCGTGCCGCCGATCAGACCACCGATGAGTGTGCCGACACCAGGAATGATGCTGCCAATGATCGCGCCCGCGATGGCACCCGCCGCCGCGCCGATCTCGGGCGCGTATCCGGTCGTGCCACGCGCCCCCTGGATACCTTCCCCCGCCAGACTGCCAAGCACGAAGCCGCCGCCGATACCGCCAAGAGTGCCCCCAAGCGTACTCATGCCGGGACCAGCCGCTGTCAGCGGACCACTACCGAATAAGCTACCCGCTCCACTGATAGGCGTACCAAAGATCGTACCGCCACCCTGGACGGCGAACAGACTGCCGCCAGGGCCGCCAAGATAGCTGTTGATCGAGCCGCCGATGCCGGTCTTCAGTCCCAGCGCGTCAGCGAGGAAACCGGCACCTGATGTGCCGACGCTACTGAGAGAGCCGCCAATGCCGTTGGTGGAGCGGCCAGAGGTATCGTCGGTCACGCGACCACTCGCCGCGCCAGCGCCGCCACCGAACAGGCCCGAGAGGGCGAGGTCGAGTGTCGGCTGGGTGGGACCGACGCCAAGGTAATTGAGGAAGGGACCGACGAACGCCAGCTTGAGGAAGGCCTGCAACACTTGTTGCGCGGAGGCGACCATGACGTTCTTCCAGTTCACCGCCGCGCCCTGGCCCGATATGAAGGCCTGAGTGATCGCGTTGCCGATGCTGTCGAACGCCTGAGTGAACGCCGAGCCGAGCGCGTTGACCGACGCCTCGGTGTTTTTCAGCGCCAGGTTCTGGCGTGCCAGGTCATCCAGTAATGCCTGTCGTTCCGCTTTGTCTTCTTTTTCGCCGCCGGGGGCCATGTTCTTCACGGCTATTTGGTCGCGCGCTTTCTGAATAAGCAGTTCTCGCGCGTCGGCGTTCATCCCCAGCGTTTTGGTCTGCAACTGAACCAGGGCGATCTCATCTTTGGTGGTTATGTTGGCCTTGTTGAGCGTGACCTTGGCCGCGGCGGCGGCTTGTTTCTCCATCTCAAGCGTCAATACGGCGGTGGCCTTGGTCGCGTCGTCCGAACCCTCTTTGTAATGCTTGTTCGCTTCCGCCAGCGCCTTGTTGGCGATTTCCGCATGGAAAGCGGCTTCCGCGCCCTTCCGCCACGACTCGGCTAAATTATCGTTGGCGGCGGTATCCTCCTTGAGCGCGCGGACCTGAAGGTCGATCGCGGGAACGCTGTCGTACAGTTCCTTGGTGAGTTGCGCCGCTTGTTGCGCCAACGCGGCGCTGGCCGGGTTGGCCTTCGCCGCGTCCTGGGCATACTTCAATCGGGTCGTGAGTTCCTCGGCTCTGCGCGCGGGTGTGTTCGCCGCCTGTTCCGCTTCCAGCTTCCGCGTCGATTCAAGTTGTTCATCGTACAGCTTGTTTATTTGCGCCTCGGCGGCGATTCTCTCGTCGGTTACCGGCCCGAATTTCTCCCTTACCGCGATCAGGGCTTTTTCCCTGTTCGCCTGGATTTGCGCCGCTTCCGATCCATGTTGCCACGCGAGGCTCATGCGGCTGTTGGCGTCGATTTCTTCCTTGATTTTACGGACCTGGGCATCGAACGCCGGGACCGTCTCGTAGATGGCCCGCGTGAGTTCCGTTTGCTGTTGCTTCCACGCGACGTTGTTGGGGTCGAGTTTCAGCAGTTCCTTGGTGGCTTCCAGCTCGCGATTGAGCGCCTCGACGCGCCGCTGCGGCGTGCCTTTCGCCGACGCGGCGTCGCTCAGTTCGGCGGCTCTGGTCTGTTCGTTGAACGCCGCGGTCAGTTTCGCCTGGAGCGGGATGAGTTCCGCGCTGTCCTTGCCCACCAGCCGGAGCGCCTCGGCCCTGGCTTTGTTCGCGTTGGCCTGGATGATCGCCGCGTCGTTGCCCTGGCCCCAGGCGTCCTTTTGCCGACTCTCGGCGTCGATGCTCTCCTTGATCGAGTTAACCAGCTTATCGATCTCGGGGATGGCCTCGCTGATCTGTCTGTTGAGGTCTCGCCGCATCTGGAGGTAGGCCTCGTTTTTTGGATCGAGCACCAGGGCGTTGTTGATCACCTGAAGCGATTTGCCGAGCGCCTCGGCCTGTTTCGCTGGCTCGCTCGCCGAGAGCGCGTTGGCCATGTCGATGATGGTCTTGGTCTGGTTGGCCATGCCAGCGGCACTGAAGACGGTCGTGGGACCGCCTTCCGGATCTCTCCCGCTCATCGCTCTCAGGCGCGCGTTCAGCGCGTTGGTGAACTCAGGCAGGGTGATGCCTTGCTGCCCGCCTCCCGGCATCGACGGCCAGACCTCTTTCAGCGCCGTCGGGATACCCGCCGTGCGGCCCGCCAGGAGATCGGCGTTCAGATCGCGCCCGGTCACCCTCTTGTAGGTCGATTGAGCCAGTGCCCACGCCGCCTTGTCCTGTTCGGCGGGACTGAACCCGGTCAGGCCGAGTTCGTTCGCGATGGGCTGGTAGGTCGAGGACAGGAACTGGTAGCGACCGGCGGCGTCGCTGGTCGTGTTGGTGCCGGGAATCCGCACGGCGACCTGGGGATGACTGGCGTAGCTGTCGAAGGTCTGCGGTCCCGCCGCGCCGCCGTAGCGGACGTTGTAGCGACCGCCTGACTCGGGACCGGCGATGACATCCAGCAACGCTCTGGCGACCGCCGTGAGGCTCGTGTCGGCGGTGCCGCCATAGGTCGTCGTGGGCCGCATTCCGGCGGGCAGATTGCCGCCCGCGGGGCCACCCGGCCACCAACTGCCATACAGCGCGGGACCGCCGGTCTTTTGCGCCCAGTCGTTCAGGTCGCGCAGCGCCTGGACGGACATCGCCGTTCCCTTGATGATAGCGGCACCCATGTTCGACGCGGCGGTACCGATGCCATCGAACGCCTGTTGGCCCGACTGTCCGGTCGCGGTGAAGGCCTTGCCAAGATCCTCCACCGCCCTTTGCCAGTTCGTCCGCTCCAGCGGCTTACCGGCGTCCTGCACCGCCTTCAGCGCGATGGCGAACGCAGCCGCCTTATCGCCGCCCAACGCCAGCAGCCGCGCGTGATCGACCAGATTGGCATCGACGCCTTTCAGCGTTTTTTCCATCTCGACAAGGAACGCCACCGGATCTTTCAGCGCCTGGCCAAGCTGCGCCATGTCCAGTTCCGCCTTACCTTGCGCGGAGGACAACCTGGCGAACGCATCGATGATCGCCTCGACCTCTCGCGCCCCGCCGACGAACCCCGGCGTGGTGACGATGGCCTTGGCCGCGGCCCGCGCGTCGGCGGTGCTGGTCGGCGTGTTTTTGGCGATGTCGTTCGCCGCCTGGGTCGCCACGCTGGCGAGGTTCTTGTAGTCGTCGGAGACGAGCGATATTTCGTTACGCAACCCGGTCAACCGGCGAGCCGCGCTTTCCGACGAGGAAATCAGCAAGGCGAGCGAACTGACCACCGTGACCATGCCGGTGATGAACAGGCCGATGGGCGACATGATCGCCTTGAACACGACACCCAGGATGCTGAACCCGGTGCCGCTGGAGATCGCCACGTCAACGATCTGGTGACCTTGCTGGATCAGCGTCATGAAGATCGGCTGACCGGTGGCGATCCCCGATACCAACTGCGACATTTGCACGGTCAACTGTTGCGTGGCGAACTTCATCTGGCCAACGGAAGCGGTGCCGTCGTCTACCTTCTTCTTATGATCGACGTGCGCTTTACTGACGCCGTTGATCGCGTCCACCTGTTTATTATAGCTGTTCAGCGCCTCGGCCCGCGCCGCGTTGGCCACCGCCGCCCCATCGGCGACGTTCTTCTCCCACACGGCGATTTCGGCCAGCTTGGCCTTGTACGCCTCCTCGGCGGCGAACAGTTTGTCGAACCCGGCGCGCATCGCGTTGAGTTCTTCCGGCGTGGGACCGGTCGTGCCGCCGCCCGCGGCATCCCTTTTCTTGATCGCCACGACCTCGGCGTCATAAGCCGCCGTGGTCCGTTTGATCGCCGCCGTGATGAGGTCGCTCTCTCCCGGCAACAGCTTCTCAGCCGCCAGCAGACGTTCGATCTCTTTGTCGTATTTCTGGGTCGCGGCGATCAGCGGATCGATACTGGCGCGTAATTTATCCAGATCGACGTGGGCCGTGCCCAGTTCGTTGATCGCCTTGACGTTCGCGTAATACTCATCGGCCAGCTTCGCCAGTTCCGTCTCGATCACCTTGGCGCTGGACCCCAGCTTGCCGTGATCGGAGATGACGACCGCCATCGCGGCCTGATACTTTTGTAGCGCGGCGGTGAGCGGATTGTACTTGGCCTCCAGTTGACCGAGTTCCGCGAAGGTTTCTTCCAGTTCCCGCTGGCGCTTCGCTTTCTCCGCGCCGTAAAGCGGGTTGGTAATGGTGAGCGTATTGTCGGTTTGACGCGCCACCGGAGCCGATCCCGGTGCCACGCGCGGGTCCAGGGTCATCTGGCTCGCCGCGATGACGCCAAGCTTCATGGTGCGGGCCGCGGCCTCGACATCGTGCATCTGCGCTTCCACGTCGCGCATGCCCTTAACCGCGTCGGAGGTGCTGTTGTACAGCCGCCTGTAGGCGTCCCCGGCTTCGTTTACCGATATGACTTCCTTGTCCAGGGCGAACTGAATCTCGGCCACCGCGGCGGCGAACGCCTTTTGCTGGGCTTCCAGCGGCACCAGCTTGGCGCGCAGCCCATCGACATCGACGGCGACCTCCTTCACCCCCTTGGACAGCCGCTCCGCCGTCGTGTTCATGAACGCCATCGCGTCGGCGACCTCGATGGTCCCGGCTTCCAACCGGCCCATGACGCCGATGAGTTCTCTCTCGCGCATCTCCAGTTGCTTTACCCGCGAGATGGCTTCTTCATCTTTGATCTTTTTGGCGATCAGCAGCGTATCGACGCCTTTGATCGCCTGGCCGACCTTGCCCATCTCCCGCGACAGCGAGGTGTGGGCGAAGATCAGCGGGTCCATGCGGCCCAGGTAGGCGTCGGATTCCGCCTTCGCCTTACGGAGCGCGCCAGCCGTGATGGTCAGCGCGTCGGCGGCGTCTATCCCGGCTTCCGCCGCCCGTTCGGTGGCGGCGGTGTTCTCCATGATCTTGGCGGTGGTCTTGTCGAACTCGCGTTGCGCCGCCCGCTGCGCCGCCGCCAGTTGCGCCATGCTGAGTTCGGCCTGATCGGCATCGATAATAATCTCGGTAACGATCCGATTTGTCGTGCCGCTCACTGTTCGGAGTCCTTTTGCGCCTGCGCCTGGGCGCGCAGCCAGAGGTCATCCATCCGCTCGATCAAAGCGACCTCCCACGACAAAAGGCTCAGACCCGACAGGCGCGAAAACGCCTCGATGTCTGGCCATTCCAGCGGCGAATGGCCAAAGCCATTGCCGCCTTTCCGTCCACGCAGTCGATGGTAGACACGCCAGAGGTACATCATGGACATCGGGAATTCCGGCATCCACAACTCGGCCTCGTATTCGGCCCGCTTCTCCGCGCGCCGTGAACGGTTCAGCAAACCTTCAAGGGTTTCCCGCCAGGAAACCCCTTGCTTGTCTACTGCGTTAAGTCTGAACTCACACTCGGCGAAGTCGGTGAGGTCGTCGCCGAGCGTTTTGTAAAAGACTCGTCGGAATTGAAATACTCCAGAAGCTGTAAGTAAACTTTCCCGAACGACGGATCGAGCAACAGACCCACGACGTTGTCGCGCGTATAGGGATAGTCGGCCCCGTTCAGCTTGATCGGGGTCCAGCCCAGGACGCGGGTGGCGAACGATTCGGCGTTCTCCCGGCGCATGTCGTCCGGTGTGCGATCCGGCTCGATCCATTTACGCCGGTTGACCACCGCCTGTTCGCGCAGCCGGGTCAGCCGCAACGCGTCCCGCGCCGCGATGTTCGCCGACTCGATGGATTTGGGGTGACCGGGACCGGCGAGCGTCCACACCCATGTGGTCGGCGCGCCGGTCAACGGATGAACGATGGCCAGTTCATCCGTCTCCGTCGATTTGAGGTCACTGAGATCGAAAGCGTCCCCGTTCTCCATAAGCACTCCTTTTTGTTAAGACGAACTCTGGATCTTGATCATCGTCGCATCGTAACCAAGCCCGCCGTTGTCCATGCCGACCAGCGCCATGGGCACCGTGACGGACTGCGTGCGCGGCCCGCCTTCTTTCGAATAGGCGCTCTTCGACAAGCCGCCAAGAGTAAGATTCGGAACCGTGATAGATACGAAACTCTTAGGTTCCGCCTCGTTCTCCACCGCGAGGATGTGGATGGAGTACTGCGTTTCGGCTACGAAATCATTGAGGAACTGCAAGTCTTTTCGCAAACACGTAAAGTTGATGCCGATTCCCATCTGACCCGTGAACACATCCGGCCCATATTTTATGTTTCCGGAGCCGAACACGTCTGGGCTCATCGGGGTGATGTCCATGGTCAGGTCGAAGCTGGTCAGATCGACCATGTCCTGGGTGCCGATGCGGACAGTGGCGTCCACCACGGCGAGCGGCAGGGTGGTGGAGGGGACCGGCGCGGTGAACACGGGTGCCGACGCGGACGGATAGGTGATCATTTGACCGGTGCCGACGCCGCTGGGATCGACCGTGATGATCCCGTTCGGAGCCATGCCAATCCGCATCGCCCCCCACACGAAATCCGACATGACCTCGGAGGTGTCCACGTCGATCTCGTATTCCTCGACGGTGAAATACCGTTTGATCAGTTGCGTACCCGTTTGGATCAGCTTCTTGCCGGGGCGGGTCACGGTGAACGTGGTGTCCGCCGTGGGGACGGCGACAAGCTGTTCGCCGACCGTGATGACGGTGGGCGTCAGGTTGGTGATGCGGAGGTTCTTGCCGTTATTCAGCGGCTCGCTGTGGTTGGACAGGCGGATGATGTCGCCGACCCGCAGCCCCGCCGTGATCCATGAACCGGCGGCGGCGGTGATGGTGCCGCCGTTGACGCCGGTCGCGGTGACGATGGACACCAGCCCACCCGTGGACTCGGTAATCGTCAGGTCCGCGGTTGACCATGTGTCGCGCATGATCGCCTCGATGATGCTGTCGAAGCTGCCGATGGAGCCTTCCGCGCTCCACGCGCCCACGGTCTTTTGGATGCCGTGACGACCGCGCGTCCGCATTCCATCGTAACGAACTTCGTTGCTTTCCGTCGCCGCTTTGGTGAGGCTTCCGCCCGACCCGCCAGCCACGCGCAGGATGGACGCACCGGCACCCGTGGCGGGCACGCCGAGCGCGGACTGGGCTTTGTAGGCGACGATGGAGTTGGATTGAGTTTGATATACGGGCATTTCTGACTCCTTTCGAGAGCGAACCGTTGGTTAGCGAACCTTTCAGTTCGTGTAGTAGAAATCGAAGGGCACGCTACAAAGCAGAATCGCATAGTTCCCTGCTTCATCCGTCGCCACGCTGTCGTAAGCCGAGAAGTCAAGAGTTCTGACTGTCTGTCCGAGTTCGGGCACCCTGCCGAATTCAGCCCTTTCCATGAAAGCCGCCAGCGCGTCGGCGACCTCCAGGGAATCATCCATCCCGGTATTCCAGGGTGCCCAGATGTAGAACCGTATCAATCCGGGGTGGATATAAAGTTGGTTGCCACGCTGGCTGAACCCGGTCAGCGCGTTGTAGCCACCGATAATTTCGCATTCCACGAACGGCGAAGCGGTCTGCATCGGGTCTTGCCCGTCCCAGTTCTCGTTCGCCCACCGCAGTGGAAGCGCGTTGAAGTTGGCGTCCACATGCGCGCGGATCGCCTTGATCGCCGGTCCCAGCATTTGTTACCTCGCTTCGATCTCCAGCGCCGGGAAACGGTCTTTCGCGTCGTTGCCGTGGCGCGGCCCGCCCTGTGAATGGAAGCGTCCCATCTTGTTTCGCCTTGGCGTGCGCGCGATGGCCTCTTGCTCGATCAGCGCGCCCTCGACGTTGCCGTGATAGGCGAAACGGATGATCGCGACCTTTTCGTACTTGTTCTTCAGGTCGCGCGCGGTGACCTCGTAGACGCCGTCCGGTGCCTGGGCGGACAGGCCGGGACGGCGCTGGGTCAGCCGCGCGCGATACTTGTGCTTGGCCCCACCCTCGATCTTACGTGCGTAGGGCTTGACATTGATGATGACGACCTTGTCGCCCTTCCTGAGTTCGACCTTGGTGCCGCCCTGCAACATCGCGTCGCGGCGCACGCCGTTCACGTAGAGCCAGTGGTTGTCGCGATAGTGCCCGTGTCTGCCAGGCCCGACCGGCGAGCGGGTGATCAGCAGCCGCAGCGCCTCATCGACCACATTGGTGTGCAGATGGAAGATCGTGTCGGTGACCGATTGGGCCTGGTTCAGCGGCTTGCCGATCTGGCCGTCCACGATCAGTTCAGTCGGAGCCGGGGAGCCGAACGCCTGCATGATGGCCTGTTGGTTCAGATCCGTCAGCCGTTTCGTTTCGCTGATCAGCATCTCGCGGGTATTCGCGCGATAAATCTTGATCAGGTCATCGACCTTTTGTGGCGTGAAACCCAGCATCCCGGCCATCAGGCCATGCCCATCACTTGCATGATATGCTCCGCGATCACGCCGCCGGGTGCCGCGACCTGGACGCCCTGCACGGTGTAGGTCGTCGCGGCGATAATGATCTGATCACCCCTGCGGATCGGCGCTGGCCAACCGCTGGCGGCGATCTCCTTGTTCGACACCCGCACATCAATGCGACCCTGCACGACGCCGCCCACGGCCTCCCCAGGCGCGACAAACGTGGGCACGCATTTCAACGTCACCTCGACCCGCGGCTGGGTTTTGGTCGCCAGGCGGATCAACGTGCCCGGTTCGCCGACCCGCGCGATGGCGTCGGCCACCTGTTTGGCGACATAGTCCCCTTTGTTCACGCGTTGAATTCCTGAAACGGTTGCAGCATGTCGCAAATCTCTGGTGGCAGCGCCGACGTGTTCGGCATCGTCATGCTGTTGTATTCTTCCTTGATGACGCCTGGGATTTCCTGCGAACGAAGGAACCGGTCACGGCCCCAGGTGTCATTGCGGATCTTCAGCAGCGACAGGCACGCCGCCTGAAGATCCGGCGGCAGGGCATTCGGGTCGTAACCGCCGGTATAAACGATCTCCAGGCTCATCATGGCGCTGTTCGACCAATGCCACGACCAATAAGACCGTTGCCCCTCACTGAGCCGCCACAGCCGTCCCCGGTAGGCGTCCAACTGGTAATCATCCACGGTCAGCGGCGGATCTTCATCGACCGACCCGAACGACACGATCTCGGTCACCGGATAACGCCGCAGGGTCAGTGGCCGGATCTCCACCGAGACTTCCGGCAGATACCAGAAATCAGTGCCATGCCACGTCTCGCTGACCGTTTCCCTGATCAGGGTTCGATTGCAGTGCCGCTCGATGTAAACGCTGGTTTCGCGTATCCAGCGCGCCAGGCGGGCATCGTTCTCGTCGGTGGTGATGCCGAGTTCCTCTTTCGCGATCTCCAGCGTCGTCAGGTCGTGCGACGCCGCCGGCTCGATCACCTCGATGATGGATGATTTCATGGCCGCGACACCCTCCGGAACGCGAACGAAGCGATCCCCTCGCGGCCCAGGATCGTCTCCACGTCGCTGACCTCGCGCAGCTTCCAACCAAGCCTGTCCATGAAAATGATCAGGCCCGCCTTACTGAAGTACCAATAATGCTCATCCTTCCGATAGTGTTTCGACTTCAACACCTCGGCGGGACCAGGAAAGACCGGAAGCGAAATGAAGACGCTGTCCTCGACCTGTTCCAACAGTTTTGGGAAATCAGGGATGTGTTCCAGGCTGTCCCAGAACGACATCGCCAGGCACGGCTGGCGGTAGGGGTTCCACAGCTTCTCTTGCGCCTTCAACCACGCCACACCCGCCGGGTTCACGTCATAGCCCCAGGTGAACGGTCTGGCGTTCACGAAAGCCCCGGAGCCGATGCCGATGTCCACCAAATGACCGGTGTAATGCCGTGCGACCAGCGCGATGCGCGCCACGTTCAGCCGCGCGCCCATCTCGGTTTGTGCGTAAGCCCGGTATTTTTCGAAGTAGGTCTCATCGTAAATCTGCGTGCCGCCGGTCGCCGGAAAATAACCAAAGCCCAGTTCTGGAAACCAGCAGAGTTCAGTCGCCAACGTCCTGGTCAGGCAGCGCGGGAAGACCGGGAAAGGCGTGGCAAGGCACTCGCCCAGCGACGCCATTGCTTTTCCAGGTCCGGTATCAGCTTCACGCACTGGTGCCGCATATCGATGCATTGGCAGTAATCCTTTGGAGTCGCGAAGCCGATCTTTGATCCGTCCATGCGCCGGTCTATGATTTTCGATGGCGCGTTCATCCCACCATTGCCACCAAGCACGACGAAGGTCGGCGTCTTCATCGCTATCGCCGCCGGAACGATCCATCCGACACCTCCGACCACGACCGCCGCGTCACGCACCATCGCCATCAGCTGATTCAGCGTGCCCTCGCCGCGCAGCCTGGCCAGATTGTGCGGCGGCACGTCGCCCTCGATCCACTCCGCGTTGTAAGCATTCGACGTGTCCGCGATCACGACCACCGCGAAGCCGCGGCGCTTCAGGTCGCCGGCGACGAAATGCACATATTCCGGCAGCGGGTTCCTGGCCTGATTGTCCCATTCCAGCCGCCGCATCACCGGCCTAACGATGGCCAACGGCGCGCCGCCGGTATCGAACGGGCACGGTCCCATCTCCGGTAAAGTCCAGTCCGGTGCTTTGGCTTCCGCTTTCGTCATGGGCAGCTTTCGCTCCATGGCGGCGAACACGCCGTCCTCCATCTCCAGGTGACCGTAACCCAGCGCGATGGTGCCCAGGCCCGCCGGCAGAGGAGTCCAACGCTCCGGTGGCTGGCGGCGAATGTTCTTAAGCTGGGTCCGTAACAACCGCTCGCCGAGAACGAACTTCAGGTTGGGGATGTCGTCGTAGAATTCCGGCCACGGCGTATCGACGTAAAGCGTGCGCCGCTTCGCCGCCGCCTTCAGCAGTGGCCGCACGTAGATCGCGTCACCCAGGCCCCACGGCGCTTTGATATGTAGTGGCGTCAACGCTTCTTCTTCGCCGCCGCCTTGCGCGGCGCTTTCTTCTCGTCGTCGTCCTCATCATCTTCCGGTTCGTCGTCGTCCGCTTCAGGCTCTGGCTCATCGGCGACCACGCGCGTTGGCTTCGTTTCGCTCAGCGCGCGCACCGCCAGACCGGCCATCTCCAGTTCGGTCGCGCGGTATTCCGATGTCTCGAATTCCTGCCCTCGCTCCACTTGCCCCTCATGATCGGCGTTGTACCAGTCAGCGGTTGCTCTCATGAGGGGCATGTGTCGTCTCCTAGATCAGGAACATTTGTTTAGAACCTTTTTCCATATTATCCCGCTTCCACAAGGGCCGTAGGTTCGTCAACGCCCACGCGGCACGAAACTCGGGATCGTCCAGACCGCTAATCCTGAACGAGGAAATCGGCACGATGTGATCGATGTGCCATTTCCCCATATTGGCCCAGGACATCCTCCCCCTGAACTGCTTCTCCAGATGATCGCGGAGTTGCTCCACGGTGTAACCGAGCGCCGCCCAGGTCTTGGTCGTTTTCACGACTCCCTGCCGTTTCAAATCCGTTCTGAGGCGGGTTCTGATCCTACTACACAACGCTCGTTCTTTGTCGGTGTATTTTAAGTTAGACAGGCCCCAACATTTTCTGCTGCACGTAAAATGGTTGCGCTTTTTCGGTGCGAATGAAGTGCCACAAATCTTGCACTCTCTCCTCCGCTTTAATGACCGAGCCGTAGCTTCAGCCCTCGCCGCGATCAGTACGTGAGGCCCCTTATTGTTGCATGACAATGAACAAAATCTGGCTTCCACCCGCGTTGTCACGAACGCTTTGCCACATATCTCGCAGACACGATTGAAACGCTGCGCCCTGTCTTTTCGAGAAAACGTCCTCGACAGTACGTGACACTGATCCGAGCATGTCCGACGCGGATGCCGCTTCCAGGGGTATTCCTTGCCACAAACCTCACAGATCATCGGTGGCCTTTCGGCCTTGGCCTGACTGAAACGGTATGTGGTCGAACAACTAAGGCTGCAACACCTGACCTTTTTATTCACGGGAAAGAACTGGATTCCGCATTGGATACAATCCGCGGATCGTTTCCCCCGCTTTTTCTCGACCGGCGTTAACAGATCATCGAAAAGCGGCGTAGGTTGGCGCAGCATCATCGTCGTCCTCTAGCCAGGATTGGTGGTGTTAGGGCTTCCTTGGGGTTACAGCCCCTTGGAAGCCCGCAGTTATACAGTCTGATTTATGTTACGGCAACGTCCCGTAAATAAACGCCGCCGGGCGGTACACGGCGAGTGCAAGCCGTTCCTCGGCCCTTATGGTGATCATATTCCTAACGAAGTTGTCCTGGTCCTCTGTTGAGATCAGCACCTCGATGCTCATCCGGTCGAAGATCTGCGCGCCCAACCGGAACGCACCCGTGAGGAACTTGGACACCTGCATCGCCGGGGTCTGCACCACCGGCAAAGTCCACAGGCGAGCCGCGATCTGGTTCTGCGGATCACCAACGATGTAGCGATTCATTCCATCTTTGGTGAGTTCGATCTTCGCCCAATCGGTCGGATGCATCACGTATCCGGTGGCTGGGTAGAGCGCGAGCGTGGCCTGGAGCGCCGCCAGACGGAGCGTGTCGATGGCCTGGGGCGCGGTGGGCGCGAACGCCGCCGCGTAGGCCGTCGCCTGGGGGATGATGCCCAGGAGATGCTGTCCGGTGCCGTCGCCGTACAACAGTTCGTTCTCCTCGACGTATTCCAGGCCGTAGCGCAGCCGTCCATCGATGTAGGACTGCAACTGCGGCACATCGTCCATGATCTGCCGTGAAGCCTTCATCCAGTGGGCGATGGTGCGAACCGGCAACGACTTCAGGTCGAAGGTGATGTTCGACTGCGGTTTCAGGGCACCTTCCGAAACCACCGCGGCACCCGTCGTCATCGGGCTGTCCGTCTCGACCGGATACTCAATCGCGTTCGACCGGGTCGATCCCGGCGTCAGCAGATCGCGCACCACCAGATTACGCCGAGGCGGCTGCACCATCGGCTGGCGGTCGGGGATGATCAGCGAGTTGGTCGGCGACACGCCCGTGCCCCACAGCGCCGAGCCGCTGAAGATATCCTTCAGTTCGACCGTGATCCGCGCCTGGCCGTTCTTCTGTTCCATCAGCGATTTAACGCCCGCGTCGTCCACCACATGCTGGCCGAGCGATTTGAGTTCCGACGGCACGTCGCCGTTGCCGCGGCGCGACATCTTCTGTTCCACCTCGGTGAGCCGGGTGGACAGTTCGTTCATGGAGGTCAGCGCCTTGTCGGCGTTGGCTTTGGTTTCCTCGGTCGCCACACCGAGGTTCTTCATCTCGGTCGTGACCTTTTCCGCGAAGCCCTTAACTTCGTCGGTCGCTTTCTTGAGGTCTACACTGAGTGCTTTCAGTTCAACCTCAGTTGGTACGTCGCCACCATCGGGCATAACAGTCTCCTATTTTGGAAGGGAAAAGCCGCTGAGAGACTTGCCGATATCGCCAAGCAGTCTCAGCCTCGATTTCGCCTCCTCTTCCCGAGGATCAGCGGTCGTCGTTTTCTTGAACGCGCGGCCTTCTGAGATCGCGCGAACTTCCGAGTTGGAAAACTTGAAGCCATCCCGCTTCGCGGAGTCTTTCATCCAGTCTTCCAACTTACGGATCGTGTCCGGTTTGGTCCGCGAGCGGAGTTCCTCACCGGTAATCTGTTTGTAGCTGTGTTCCACATGCCGCCGCAGCAGTTCGTGTTCCTCACTGTCATCCAGGTCGATCAGCACCGACCAGGCATTGCGGAGTTCGATCACCGCCGCCTGATTGGCCGATTTGATACTGTCTATGCGCGCCATGTGGTTGGCGGGGTCGCAGACGGGATCGACGGAAAACAGTTCCAGTTCGCCGATGCGCCGACGCGGCTCATCCGACTTGGTCCCCCATTTGATGGTGTCGGGATTGGCGGCGAAAGCGATGGAGATGCCGGTCATCTCCCCCGCCAGCATCAGGCTGTGAACCCGTTTCACATGCGGATCATCGAGCGCGATCAGGTGACCGCTTACCCTCAGTCCCTTTTCATCGACATCCATGGAAGTCCATTGGCCGACCGGCAGCGGATCGCCACCAGCCGTGTAAACGGAATGTTCCGCGTACATTCTCGGCATGGTCCCCTTGGATTTATGGTTAGCCAGCGTCTTGTCGAAAGCGTTCAGTTCAATCACATCGCCATGATGATCCGCCGCGCCAAACACCCAGGCGTAGCCTGACAACTCGCCAACTTCCGTCTCCTTGTTGGCATACTTCAGTTCGGCGTGCGCCGCGTAGCGTTCGCGTTGGAGCATATCGGTCCCCTATGCGCCCGCGGAGGACGCGGCTGGTTGATCCTTGGTTGGATCAGGTGGAGGAAGCGTCGGCGTTGATGACGGGGGCGGCATTTCGCCCAGTTTGTCGAGCGGCAGACGGCCCGAGGCCATGGTCAGCTTGTCGCCGCCTTCGATGGGTGGATCGTTGTTCTTCGCCCGCATCTCGTTCGGCGTGTTGATGCCGGTATCAACCATTATCTTCATGACGTTGGCGCGACCCAGGCTGTCGGTACGCAGCAAACCCTCGACGTTGAATTCGCAGTAATAGGCGATGCGTTGCGCGGACGTCATGACCGAACGGGTGATCTCTTGTTCAATAGAGCGCAGGATCGGCCGTAAACCGTAAGTCAGGAACCAGAGATTCATTTGCTCGAGGCCGGTGCCCCAGGCAGTGGTTTTTTCCATGTGCCCAACCATTACGGGAGCGACACCATACCAGCGGCAGATCTGTTCGACCGACCACGCGCGCGTCGCCAGTAGTTGCGCGTCTTCCGGCTTCATCGTGATCTGGTCAAGATTCCAACCGCCCTCGACCAACGGGATTTTTCCCGAATTGATGGAGCCGGTGAACTTCTCCATCCATTCGCTGCCGAACCGTTCCCGCTGCGTATCGGATAGGAAGTTGGGAGCCTTCAACACCATGCTCGGGCGCATGCCGTTGCGGAAGAAGCTGCCCGCGCTCTTCTCCGCGGCGACCGCGATCCCCAGCGTCTCGCGCGCCTGGGAGATCGGCGACATGCCGATGCGGCCATCAAGCGAGAAGCCGCGAATGTGGAAAATCTGCTTCTCGGTGAAGTCCTCGCGCCGCTGTCCATCGGCGTAAGCGTATTTGAGCGAGCCGTCTTTCTCGACGTGGATGGAAACCTTGTTCGGCAATAATGGTGTAAGCGAAATGACCGAGTTATCTTTACGCCGGTCTATGTAGGCGTAACCATTTCCCCAAAGTAAAAGGCACGCGGTCATGGCGGTCCAGAATGTCGCCGCGCTCATGTCCGCGTTGGGCTGGTCGTGCAGCAAATAGTAAAGCGGAATGTCGCGCACCTGATTGCCGCGGCCATCGGGCAGCTTCTCGAAAGTCTGCATCGGCAGCGTGCTGATAGTGCTGGAGATCAACCGCACGCACGCCCAGACGGTATCGATGTTGAGCGAGGCCTCGACGCCGACCGCCTCGCCCGCGTAGCTGGGACCGGCCCCGAAATATTGATACAGGCGCGGATCGGTCAGGCCGATGCCAGAAGCGATGGTGGTGACCGCCTTGAGTTTGATGCGGCTCCAGAGGGACATGGGCTACTGATCCTCCGTTGGCGCGGGCGGCAGGACGGAGGGGTCGAACAGCGGCGGCGGCGGCGGCTCATGCGGCGGCAGCGGCGGCGGCGGGGACGCCACCGGCGGCAACGGTTCCGGCATCGGTGGCGGTCGATATTCCGGCATCGGCGGCGGGTATTGTTCCGATCCGGACATGAACACCTCCTCTTACATCACCGGTCGTTCCAAGAACCCGGCCAAACCCGCCGCGTCGTCGCTCATGCTGCGACCGATGGCCATTATCAGCGCCATCACGCCATCGATCCGGCCCGTACTCAGCTTCTTCGTCGGCATGTAGTTCTCGTTCACGTCGGTCCGGACGCGAAGATTAAGCGCCATCCAGCGAAGAACCGGATTCCCACCGTGGTTGAGCCGGTTCGACAGCAGCCATGCCAGCAATTCCTTGGTCGGTGCCGTATAAGAACGAATACCCTGAATGAATTCTTCCACCACGAAGCCCGAGTTCTGCAAGCCGACCGCGATCTGGGCGGCGTTCCACGGGTCATAGGCGATGGCGGCGACATCGTAGAGGCGTCCGTCCTCCTCGATGTAGCGCTGGATCTCATTGTGGTCGATGATGTTGCCCTCAGTCGGTTCGATCAGCCCGTCCGAGATCCACCGCCGATACTGAACCTGGTCACGATCCGCCTTCTGTTCGACCGTATCGCCAGGCATCCAAAAGTTGGCCACGACATGCCACCGCTCACCGAGGTCCACGGGCGGGAACAGCTTCACCCAGGCCGCGAGGTCCGTCTTGGTCGCCAGATCCAGCCCAGCGAAGCATCTGCGGCCCCGCAGGACATCCGGATCGAAGGTGCCGGTCGAATTGGCGTCCCAGAGCGGGCCAGAGATAAGCTGCGTGGCCGAGGCGGTTCGCATATTGAGGCGAAGCCGCTTGAATTCCATCAGCTTGGCCGGATTGTGTTTCGCGGCCCTGGCCTGACGGTGCATGTCGTCCGCTTTGACCGAGATTCCCCAATTTGGGTTGGCTTTTGGCCATACTTTCGGGTCATCCCAACGGTCTTCAGGGTCCAGGGTCGCGATATAAACCAGCCATTCGTCGTCGATGAACGCTTGCTGGATCACGTTCCTGGCGTAGGTATGCTCCTGCGCGTAGACGCTTTCCGGTGAATCGTCCCCGGCGGTGGTGATGATCCACATCAAGGGTTGCCGGCGCGACCCCATCGCGGTGTCCAAAACGTCCAAAACGGCCCGATTCCGGTGCTTGTGCAACTCATCGATGATGATCGCGTGCGGGTTCAGGCCGTCCAGGGTGCGATCATCAGCCGATAACGGCTGGAAACTCGACATCGTGCCGTCCACGGCCAGGGAAAGCCGGTAAACCGAGACGATCTTCTGGAGATCCTCCGATCTGAGGACCGTGCGGCGCGCTTCATCGAATACGATGCGTGCCTGGTCTTTTCTTGTCGCCGCTGAGTATACATCGGCACCAGGCTCGCCATCCGCGACCAAACACTTGAGCGCGATGACGGATGCACTTGTGCTTTTCCCGTTTTTCCTGCCGATTTCTTCGTAAACCACCCTGAAACGCCGCAAACCGTCTTTTCGCAGCCAGCCAAAGGCGCTGCCATGGATGAACTGCTGCCAGGGCTGGAACTCGATCCGCTGGCCCGCCCATTCGCCCTTGGAATGGCGGCAGAAATGGGCGAACTCGATGGCCCTGATCGCGATATCTGGCCGCCAGACGAAGCCGGTTTTCTTGCTGTTTTGGATGTCGCGAAAGTGGCGCTCGCACGCCTGTCGAACGAGGCCGCCGACGACGATCTTGCCGTGGATTACGTCCCATGCGTAGCTACTTACGGGATCAATCGACGGTTTTGGCCGTTTCACTTCATTAATCGTGCCCGTACGGCACAATCCTTGGCCTCGAGCAGCTTGCGGAGCGCCACGGTGCGTTCCGGGTTGCGCGGCAAATCCTTGACGATGGCATCCGCCAAAGCGGCGAATTCCTTACTCACGACCGCCAAATGGGGCGGTAAATGCTCATATTCGAAGAATTGCAGCATCGGCTCGTCGGTTGGGTCGGTCGCCATCTCAATTCACCGTTTTTGGGCTGTTCGCGAGGTAAGATTCGAGCGACTGGCGGGGGGCGTCCTTGGGTTGGGCGTGGGCCTGACTGTTCAATGTCGCACCCAAAGCGGGTGTTCTGGAGTTGTCGGCGAGGATGCGGGGGCGCGAAATCGGGCTGAATCCGAGTTCAGCGCCGTGTTTTCGGACCAGTTCGCCCTGTTTGTTGATGATCGAGATCAGCGGATGCTGCGCTTCGCCCATCTTCTTGAGGATCGTCAGGTCATCCTGCCCCATCGCCTCGACCGCGCGCCTGTGCAGGCATAAAGCCACGCAATAGGCTTCCAGAATGCCGCTATCGAGGCGTTTGATGAGGTTCGGCGGCGAGTTGCGGATGGCGAACTCCCAGGCCTCGCGCTGTTCCAGTGAGAAGTGCCGCGGAGCGGTGGTGATGGGATCTTCGCTCAACGGGTGATCGGGGATCGGTTCGTCTTTGTTTTCTGGCAATGTAGAGCCGTGCAGCCTCTTCATTCCCGGCATCGCCTGTACCCGACCTTTCATGGTGTCTCCTTTTGGGTCAGCGCCACACGTGGCCCTTCTCGGCGTGCCGGATGGCGTCACAGGCGTCGCACAGCAACCGGAGGTTCCAGTCGTGGTCGGGGCCACCCTGTGTGCGCGGCCTGATGTGGTCGACCCGCCACGAATCGGGCTTGCCGCAGTTCGCGCAGATGCCGCCGTCGCGATATTTGATCCGGTCGCGCGTCTGTTGCCACGCGAAGGTGTTGTAGAAGGATTCGGTGACCTTTTTAGCGGCTGGTTTCCAGCCGGGAGGGCGGTGTTTCGGCGGCGCGAAGGGCATATTTGGGGCCTTCCAGGGCCGCTGAGACACTATCCCTAGATCGTGACAATTTACTGGTCATTCGTGTGCGCTTTTGTCAAGCGCCGATTCGCCTGGATTCGGGTCGATTCTGGTGTTTTTGGTCCGTTCCGGCCCTTTTTTTCGTCTCAATCGCCGAAATCCACCATGAAATGCCCGCACTCGGGACAGCACCGGCCATGCGCGGAGATGCCTTTCCACGCGGAATGGTCGCATGGCGGTCCCCGGACCCGCCTCAGTTCGGCGCGGTAGATCGTCACTGGCATCTGGCGGCAGAAACAGGCGACGGAAGCGTTGGCGATGCACTCGCCGGTTCGACTGAGGACGCAGTAGAGGTCGCTCACGCGCTCGTCAGCCAGCCCTGCCGGGTCATGCCGATCAGGATGATGACGAGGCACGACAGCACGATGACCAGCTTCAGGATCGGGTCGATCAGTAGCGGGCCGCGGGCGACCGCGACGACCAGATCGACCGTCCATGCGCCGAGATATGCCACGATGAACCAGACAATGGCTCGTTCTTGCATCAGAACGGTGCCTTGTTGAACAGGTCCGGATTGCTTTGCGACCAGTTGTTCAACGCCGAGATGAGCGATGGGTGGCGGAAGTTGCCGCGCAGCTTGAGGTCCGTCTCCCCGGCGGTCACCAGCCAGGTGAAGAAATTCATCACGGTGCCGCGCCACATGTCGGGCACGTAGACGCTGTCGTCGTGGATATGCGCCCACCGCGGCATGCCGGGAGAGGGCGGCGGCAGGGTGCCGGTCACCACCGGAGAACTGGTATCGCCGTTATCATCATCGACCACCCAGCCCAGGACCGGGTTGTCGAACAGATCAACAAACGTCTCTCCGTTCTGGTCGTAGTAATTGCACGAGAGGATCACGTCGTTCGGGTCGCCGGGGATCGAGAGCATGGGAAAGCCTCCTGGGATCTCGTGACTTGTCACGCTTCTCCGGGAAATGTCACGCCTCTCGTCCCGAGTGACGCGTTTCCGCCGGAAATGACCCTAAAAAGGTCACGCCTCGCCAAAACGGACGGATCGGACGGACAGATCGGACAAATCGGACGGAAAAACGGACAAATCGGACAAATCGCCGTTTTGACCCGATTTGGGGTGTTTTAGGGGTATTTTACCGGTTCAAAGGGGTGTTTCCAGGTCTATTGGGTGCGTTGCTT